TTCGTGTCGCCGTCATCATCGGCGTCCTGTTCCGGCACAATCTCGGTCCCGCCGGCCTGCACGCCGGGGAGAAGCACCTTGCTCGGCTTGCCGTCGGTGGCGGTGGCGGCGCTGGCCATCTTGACGGCCATCCGTGCAATCTCGGGGTGATCAATCAGGGCCACCAGGTGCGGCCACTTGCGGGCGATCGCCTCGCGCAGCATCGCCTCGGTGTTGTCGTCGTTGATCTTGGTCAGATCGACCTCATCGGCGAAAACGCCGTTTTCAAATCGTTTCTCGATCAGCCGCAGCATCCCCTTGCGGACAAGCCCGTCCAGTTCGGGGCTGTAGGTGAACTCGCGGCCATCCTCGCGCCGCAGGATCTTGATCGTCTTGACTTCCTTCTTGCTCATGGTCTCTTTCCGTCCTTTTCGTTCAGTGGAGTGAAAGCCCCCCTCCCGCCTGGTGTTGAGCCGGTGGCGGGAGGGGAGCAGCGTGGTGCATCATCCCTTACCCGTTGTAGGGGATCATCTCGGCCTGGAACTTGATCTTGGCCGCGTCGAGCGCCAACATGGCCTGCGCGCAGATGTACTGGCCGGTCGCACCGGTCACTACGCCCTTGGCCGCCAGATCGGCACCGCCGGTCACGCTGTTGGCGTGCGTCAGTGCGTTCACGTCCGTGCCGTCGAGCAGCCCGTCGGCATCGACTGCCGTGGTGCCTGCATCGCTGTACGGGCCAACGTCGATGGTACCGGCGGCACCCTCGACAACCAGAACCTCGGCACGGAGGTTCACCAGGCGGTGACGGGGCGGCACATAGAACAGCAGCGCCACGTCGTTCTGGGCCATGTTCACGGCCGCCGTGTCCAGGATCGCTTCCACGATATGGACCGGGCGGGCCGCATGAACCGAAAGGTGAGCAACCGTGGTCGTCACCAGATGTGATTTGATAGCCATACTCTCTACTCCTTCTTTACTTTTTTATTCAAAACCGGCGAAAGTGCCGCGCTCCCGGTCATCGGGAGGCGGCACCCGCTACCGGGCGGTTTATCCCTTGCGGATATACAGGTGAGCCAGGGCGTCCGGCTGCATCACGGCAAAGCCGAAGCTTTGCAGCGAGCGGATCAGGTCGCCGTAGTCATCCGGGTTCTTGAGCCGCTCGTTGGCGGTCAACTGCGTCGCGAACGTGATCGCGCTCTTGTGACCGGCCATCGCGTTCCAGGCCCTCGCGCCGCCGCCGTCGGCAACCGACAGCAGATTACGGCTGGAGAAGATCTCGAAGCGGTCGATCATACCGATACGGCCATTGCGCAGCACGCTCTGCCCGTCGCCGGTGATCGAAGCATCGCGAAGTTCGGACTTCTTGATCAGCGCACACGCCCAGGTGGGCAGCACGATCCAGCGTCCGTCATCGGGAATGTTCTTCTGGTCGAGCACGTCGCCCCAGTTGACAATATCGTCGATGATGTCGGTTTTCACCAGTGCCTTGGGGGCACCAGCCGTGCCGAGGTTGTAGTCGGCGGTATCCGCGCCAGCCGTCGCCCCTGCATTTTCCGCCGCGCACTGCGAGAACACTTCACTAAGCACGATGTGCTCGATGTCGCGTTTCGTGATCTGGCTCAAGTGGCTGGACCACTGCTCGACGAAGTTCAGGCTTTTCATCGCCTGGGCCTTGTCGATGTAGCTGGCCGGGAACTGGAACGAACGGCCACGGTCGATCAGCAGCGTCCGGGTGGCGCTCGATAGCTCCGTATAGTTCAGTTTCTTGCCCTTGACGTATTCCTCGCTCTGTCCGCCGACGAGCACGTTCACTTCCACCTTATCGCCATGCTCCTTGATCTCCCCCTCATAGTCCGTGTTGCTGATCGCCGCCAGCACCGTGGACATGTAGAAGTACTTCAGGAACTTCTTCGCCCAGATCGTCGGGATCAGGGTACCGCTATGGCTCTGCAAGCCTTGAGCTACTGGGAATGCCATATTCCACCTACCTTCCTCTATTCATCGGCCAAGCCAGCCGCCGCGCGTACACCAATCCCCGGACGCATCAACCTTTGACGCGCCCTTCGTTGATCGCGGCATCCAGTTCAGCCTCGATTTTCCTTGCCTTCTCGTTCGGGTACCGCCCGTGGATGATGTTGTTCATCAGCGCGTCGTACTCCTTGAGCGTATAGACCTTCTTTCCGCCAGGGGCGGGAGAGGGAGCCGCATCGGGAGCGACCTGCGCATCCACGGAGGTAACGGCCGCCGACTTCGGGGCCGGTTTCGTCCCGCCGGCCTTCTGGCGGAACGCATTGAACACGTTGGACACACGCACGGGATCCATGCGCTGCTGTCCAGCGTCTATAATATCCTGCCAAAGCAGACCGCTGTTCGGCTCAACTTCCTGGCAGAATGCCGCGAAACCCGCATCGGCGTTGAGCGTGCGCCAGTCCGGGGCCAGTCCGTCGAGATCGCCATAGAACTTCTCCTGCCTGCGCTGGGAAAGCTCATTGGTGACCGTCTCGGTCTTTCCTCGTATGTCGCCGACTTCGCGCTCGATGATCTTCTTGGCGATCTTCTCCGCCATGCCGATCATTTCGCTGCCGAACTCGCGCTCCTCATCAGTCAGCCCGTAGGGGTTGGCCGGATCGGTCGCGCTCGGGATCTCTGCCTCTTTCGTTGCCGCTGGCTTCGCGTTGGTCTTGTCCGCCGGTTTCCCGGCCTTCATGGTGGCAATCTCGGCTTTCAGCGCCGTGATCTCCTGTTGCAGGTCCGCCGTGCGGTGCTGCTCGCGCGGCACCTCCGCGTTGTACTTGCCCAGGAGCGTGCGGTATTGCTGTTCCGCGATCCGTGCCCGTTCCTCCGCTGCCGCCAGTCGTGCCGCCAGGTTGCCGTCTTCGCTTGTTGCCGGGGCCGGGTGTCCGTCATCAGCGGTTGTCGCAGTGTCGCCCTGGGGCGGTTGCGCAGCCGGTGCCGGGTCCGTCGCGGGCTTGGGGTCGGGATCGGTAACGCCGTCAGCCGTCGCGCCTGTCTCGTCGGGATTCGCCCCGCCTGCCAGGAACTCCGCCTCTGCCGCCTTTTCCTCGTCCACCAGCCTTGCCGGTACATGCTTGCTTGCGTCTGCTGCCATTGCTCGTCTCTCCTTCTTCGCGAGCCAGTCGCGCTTTCAGGTGTCCGTGTTACACGGGCCGTATCCGCCGGTCTTCGCTGTTCGTTTTTGTATGCGGGGGCACCAGCCCCACGCGCAAAATCAGTTGAAGCCTTCCTCGTAGGGGTCGTGGTATGTGGTGACTGGGGGTGTTGGGGTCCCCTCCTTCTGCTTTTCCTTGCGCCGCTTCTCGATCTGCTCCCAGCGCGTCGCCGCACCGGCGAGAAAGTCCTGGAGTTCCAGCCATACCTGGGCGCGCCCGCAGTTCTCCTCACGGTTCTCGGCGGCACCCCTGGCAATGGCCGCCCGCCGGTCGTTGTCGGCATTGGTGGCAACCATCACCATCAGGGCGTTGAACTCCTTGCCCATGCGCATCTGCACCAGCGCCGCCGCCTCGATCTCGCTGTCCTGCGGGTTGATCATTTGGCACCATCCTGCTGGGGGTTGCGGTCCACCGTGGCAATCGGGCGCATCCGGGCGAATACCAGCCGGACCGCCATGATCAGCCGGTGACCAAACGGCAATTCGTTCAGCGTCTCGATGAATGTCACTTCCAGGGCCTGCATCTTCGAGAGGGCCACCTGGAACATCCTCCGCGCGTTGCGTTCCGCGCACTGCACGCCGTTACGGGCAAGTTTCCTGTGTAGGTTCTGGCTCATTGCTGTTCGTCCTCGATTGGGGGTTGTGGTGCGCCTTCTGCCGGAGGTTGCTGCTGGTCCGGCGGCATCGGTGCGCCGGCCAGTGCCGCGTCCTGATCGACCTGGCGCTGTATCATTGCCTCGCGCGCCCGGCGTTGCAGCACGCTCTTGTCAGGCACGATGTCGGAAGTCGAAAGGGAAAGCTCGTCGGCCACGGCCCGCAGCACTTCCGCGCGGCCTTCCGCCCCGATGATCTCAAGGTCAACCGGGTTGTTGGTGGTGGTCAGGAAGTTCTGCCGCCGCATCATGACGGTTTCCTTCTGGATCAGGTGGAGAGCCCCGCGCGCCTCGATCCGGCAATCCCCCTTGATGTGCGCCCACTTGTCGTCAGGCAGGTACACCAGGTTATGGGCGTAGAGGTCCTGCACCGTGGAGCGGATCATGCCGCGGTCGATGTTGCCCAGGCTTCTCTTGATGCCCTTGTGCGAGGCGCTCATCAGCATGGAAAGCCCGCTGGCCGTATCCCCTGCCCCGCCGATGTTGGTTTCCCCGTGGATGTAGCGGGGGACCAGCGTCCGGTTGTCGGCCGCTGTCTCGTAATGCTCCAGCATGTTGAGGTACTGCGACACGTTCACCTGCGGCTGGTAGTAATCCACCGGCTTGCGCGTCGAGTTGGCCTGCATCCGCTGTCCGGAGTAGAGCCACTGCTTGCCGGGATAGTCATCCTTCGTGCAATTCGGATCCAGCGCGTCAACGTCCACGATCGAGCGCGGGCGGCTTGCCTCGGCCATGGCGTTCATCATCTGCCGGGAAACCGAGTTGTAGCCGCGCTGGGCGTCGGACATCTTCTCGACCATCGCCCGGCCCCAGATGCTGCCGGAAACCGTCACAAAGCTGCTGGTGTGGTAGGGCCTGCGTCCGAGCGGGTGAGGGTTGAGGATACACCGGACCACATAGCGGCCGATCAGCACGGCCTGCGCGTCGTAGTGGTGTGTTGGAAGAATCTCCTCGTTGTTGGCCTTCTCTGCCAGTCCCCACTCCTTGAGCGCCGCCCCGCTGACCTTGCCCCGGTATTCCACCGCCCAGACGGCGGAGGCCGAAGCACCCTCGTTGATCATCGTGTCGCGGTTCTCCAGAAGTGCCTGCTCGCTGGCCGAATCACTCTGTGCAACGGTCAGCATTCCTGATTCCGCCGCCAGTACCGCGTTGATCTGCCCCGCGTTCCAGCCTGGATTGCCGATCTGGGCCTGGAGCGTCGCGCGTTCAATCTGCATCAGCTCGCAGATATAGCCCTCGTTGGCATTGGTGATATTCGGGGCCGGGAAGAACTTGAACGGGTCAACCCGCTGCCACTTGTGCCGGATCACGTCCTGCACCTGCACCGCTCCGTCAATCCATTCGAGTGTTTTCTCCCTGGTAAGCGTCGGTCCCTTGAGAATGCAGGTGGGGAACATCGCGTAATCGCGGATGCACTCGTCGAACGCCTCGGAGTATCCGCCTTCCAGCATCTGGTCGCGCATCTTCTGTTCCATGGCGTTCGCGCGGCTCTTGGCCTGCTGGTATTCCTCCTCCTGGGCCATGTCGAACATGTTGCTGGCCGCCTCGTAGACATCCTTGGGCGACATCGGGAATCCGCTGGCGATGGCTTCCTGGTAGGCGCGTGCCACTTCATCGACAATGGCGGTCTTGCGGTCCTCGGGCAGGTCGGGCACGGGCGTGGGCATCAGCGCGAAGGGGATTTCACCGCCGGTGTTGACGGCATCGGCGATCCACGCCTCTAGCGCGTCGGTCTTGGTCTCGGTGATGTTGAAGAAGTCCGAGCAACCGCCGGCAGACTTGATCTTTTCGAGCGTCAGCCCGTCGTATTCGCCCGCCTTCTGCTTGCGGCAGGCGATCAGGCGGGGGGTGATGTACATATCCTTGTGCTGGCGCGCCGCCGCGTACTGGGCTTGGATGTGCGAGGCGATGGCCAGCATGGGCGGGGCAAGCGCGGCCTTCTCGGCCTCGGCGACGCTCTGCGCCTGCTGCGCCTTCCTGTCCAGATCCGCGTTGCTCTGTATGTTCACCAGTGGCATTTCATAACCCCGCATTTAACCTATGGGGGGAAGCATACGAGCGGGATTGTCCAAAATGCAAAGTTCTGAAATGAAACAAAGTTGCTAACGCGCCGGGTAGACCTCGATCTCCCAGCGCGGCCCCTTGCGGCCGCTGGTCCGCTTGCGTGCCCAGATCCAGGTGACGGAGGGGTATTCCGCGCGCGCCGCATCGAACAGGATCCGCGAGTCCCGGCTGTGGATATGCTCGCCCTTGACCTCCACGGCGGTGCGGCTGGCCTCCACCCACCAGTCCGGCGTGTAGGAGTGCGTACCGGCCAGCACATCGAACGAACGCCCCTCGAACAGCGTTGTCAGTCCCGGCAACCGCAGCACGCGCGCCGCCTCGCATTCGGTCGCGTTAGCCTCCGGCTGCTTTCCACACCCACCCGCAACATCACGGCGTGGTGTTGTTGCTGCTGGCGGTGGCGCTGGCTGCTGCTGTTGTGGCAGGCAGTGCGTAGGACCGCCGCGCCTTCGCAGATGTTCCGGTATCGGCACCAGCTTAGACAAGTCCATCCCATACCTCCTTGGAAGTCCTGGCCGCCTTGCCGGTGGCCGTGAAACCGTCGGTTGATCGTGTCCGGTCCATCGAGGCGCTGCCCAGTCCCGCGGCGCTTTCCCGGTCCAGCGCCATCGTCAGGCAGTCAACGAACTCATCATGCCGCGCGAATGGGAAGTTGCAGACCTCATCGAGGAACGTTTCCACCCAGTCGCCGTCCACGAGGATCACCCGGCCGCTCTCGATCAGTGGCGATACATCCCGCGTCCGACTCACCTTGTCCTTGGTCGGGGCCTTTGAGGCGATCACGTTGAGCTTGGTACGCGCCCGCAGGTTCTGCACGGTTGAAATGCCGTTGGCCTTCGGTTCGATCATCAGCATGGAGCGGTCGCTGTAGCCGTTGGCCATTGTCCAGGTAGGTAGACGCCGTTCAAGGTCCGGCTGTTCCAGCCTGAACCGCTCCGCGCAGCGGATCGCCACATAGGGCCCTATCCGCGAATAGGCCAGTATCCCGCTCGGGTCGTTGATTTCCTTGGACGTATAGGCCAGATCGGCCGTGAAATTCCAGGCGGGCGCACCGGGTAGCCACTGGCGTGCCATTCCCAGCACATCGTCCATTGAAAGCAGTTTGAACCAGCTTTTCTTCAAAATGCCGCCGCCCTCGGGCACGGGCCGCTGTAGCATCTGCCCGCTGTAGCCGAACGAACCGAGCGTGATCTTTTCCCGGTCCAGCACCGCGCGCGACATACGCAACGGATCCAGGAGCCCGTCCTTGTACAGCGACCGCAGTTCAGGCGGCCTCACGTCGGCCGTATCCTCCGCCGGCAGGCAGATATGCCGGATCTCGCCTGGGCGGGTGCGCAGCGCATTCCCGCTGGGGTCGTTCTCGGCGAGGCGTTGCTGGATCAGGACCGTCATCGCGACAAGCCGATCCACTTTCCGGCTGGATAGAGTCTCGTTCATCCATCGGTTGGCGCTCTTGAGGTCGGTCTCGCTGTGGGCCTCCTTGGGGTTCAGGGGATCGTCCACGATGAGGATATGGGCATGAACACCGGTCACGGCACCGCCGACGCCGCAACTGTAGCGTTGTCCGCCGGCCGTCGTGCGGTAGTTGTGGCGGGCGTTGCGGGTCGGATGGAACTGGACATCCGGGAAAAGCCTCCGGTACAGATCGGAACCGACAATCTGCCGCTGGTATTCGGCCTGCTCGCTGGCGATCTCATAGGCGTAGGAGCCGCCGATACAACGCAGCGACGGATCTCGCGTCCAGCACCAGGCGGGCCACATCTGCGAGCACACGGTTGATTTACTGCTGCCGGGGGGAATGTTGATAACCAGGTCGTATTCCTTCGGCTCGCGCCGGAATACCCGCTCGGCCACGGCCTGCAGTTCATCGCAAAGGAACTGGATATGCCAGTTCCAGACGGGTTTCTCCTTGACGACGACGCTCCAGAATGTCTGCACGAACTCAAAGAAATCACGCTTGCAGATGTCCGCCAGCAGCGCGTCAAGGTCGGGATCGGGCAGCTTGGCCAGTTCGGCCCGGTCGTCAGTCTTCATCGGCGGCCACCCTGCATTTGGCGAGCAGCACGCGCAGCGCCTTCGCGTCCGAATCGGACAGACGGGCGTAATCGTACTGCGCGACAGTCTGGTTTGTTACCGTCGCGTCCACCTGCACCTTGGTCCCGTACATGCGCGGGTAGTAGCACGAGACCTGCCACTTGAGCGTGTCGATCCGCAGCCGTGCGGCATTAAGCTGCCCGAATGCCGGATCATCGCCCAGGTCGGCAAGCTCCTTTTCGATTAACGCCACGATGGATTCGGCCCTGGCCTCGCGGGCACGGGCATAATGCTCATGGAACTCGGGGATTGTGCGTAGCCAGGTCGAGAGTTGCCGCTGTGTCGCCAGTCCCGCCCTCTCGATCTCGCGCCAGGAGACGCCCTCGGAAACCTTGTCGCAGATCTGGTCCCGAAGCTGCGAGGAATACTCGCTGTGCCGCCCAGGGTCTTTCGGCAGAGCCGCGCGTGTGTTCGCCTTGCCCTTCGGCTTAACCGGCCTTGCCGGGGCTCGTGGAGGTTTCTTGACGGCCTTTGACACTTTGTCTGTCAACTTGACCGCGCGCGCCTTGCCTTTTGCTACAGGCTGCTTCGGTGCCGCTTTCGCGCCCGCACGCGCGGGCGGGGTTTGCGGTGCACCTGCGCGCACCTCGCGTGCCTGTGCGGACTGCTTACGTTTTACCGTCCTTTTCGCTGTCATGGTTGACACAATACGCCCGCCCCCCGCAAAACCCCAAATACAGGAAATGCAACTTTCTTTCCTTTGGACGTTTCCGGGCACAAAAAAGCCCCGGCAGGAATGAACCTGCCGGGGCTTCCGGTATCAGCCAGCCAGGCGGGCGAAAGGATTAGAAACTCCCGCTCCGGCCAGCATCCACGAATTATTACTCGGTGGGCACGATCAGTTATCCTGCTGGGCGATCTCCACCCACATGTTCGTGGCAATCGCATAGAGCGTAAGCGTGTCGTACTGGTCAAGCACCGCCGCGCCGGATAGCGCCAAATTGCCCGAGTCGGCAAATGTGATCGGCTGGGCGCTCGTATTGATAATCGTGAACTGCATACCCGCAGCACTGGCATTATCAACGGCGCACGTCACGGCCCCGGCCGCGCTGATCGAGTAGTAGGAATTAACGGCACCCAGGCTCTGGCCATTCGTGACCGCAGCCAGGATTCTCGGGGTGGCGATGATCTTGTACTCGTCCGAAAGCGAAAACGTCCGCGCGACATTGTTCGTATCGTCGAATGCGACATTCTGATTGGCCGTGATCCCTGCCGCCGCAATGGCGGAGCCAGGCTGGTAAGCCGTCCCACCTGCCGCCGCACCTGCCAGCACCGTCGCTTGCGCGGTCCCGCCGATCGTTGTCGCCGTCAGCGCACCCACTGTCGCCACATCGGCAATCACTGTATGCGCGGTCAGTTCATAGATCGAGCGTTTCACCTGATCCCACCCACACACCACGGACACCGCCGTGACCAACCCCACCACCACCAGCATCTTCTTCATGTTCTGTCCCTCCTGCTTGTTTCGGGCCGTGTTAGGCCCACACACGTTGAATAAGACTCCAACCTACCGCAACACCCCGCGAAAACGCCAAATAATTCACGGTCAAATCACGGTCAGCGCCTTCTTGCAGCCATCACCCCCGCATTCACGTTGCATTCCCTGGCGAACTTCGCCATGCGCTGCCGCTTGTTCCACAGGATCACCGCCATGGTGGCGCTATCGTCGCACGTTCCAGCCTCCGCGCACTCGCTGCACTCCCCGCGCTGGCGGACCGAATCCCCCAGCGCCACAACAACCACCTTCGCCCTGGCCCCGCACTGCTCGCAAAGGTCCATCACCCCATCCGTATCAACACTCATGATGCCCCTTTGATTTTCAGCGCATGGAAGGCGATCTGTTTCATGTCGTGCAAATGCTTCTGCACGGCCTCAAGCTGTCCAGCCGAACCATGGCCCAATGCGGGCCGGATGCCGCAATCCCATAGCGAATCCATCAGTGCCTGCGCACTCTGCGGTTCAAGCCTGGCAACAGCAGGAATACTCTCGCCAGGCTTAGCCCCGCGCAAAAGGATGTTGTCGGCAAATGATCTTGTCTCATTGTCAAGGATTCGCAGTTCCAATTCGTTACCGAACAAGAACGGGCACCTGGTTAATCTCCACTCAAGCATTCTGCGCCCCCTTCCCCCTCATCCAGTCCTGCCCCGCCGTTCACGGCGGCACCGAACATCTCGTTTTCCCACCACTTCACAAACGGCAACTCATCGCACACGAACCCGGCCGCCCCGGCGTGCCCGCCTCCGCCGAACATTTCCGCCAGCGCTCCCACATCGTTGCAGCGTCCGCACCCTTGCCGCCAGTGCTCCGGCTTGAACAGCGAGACCTTGAGCCGCCCGTCGGGAAGCTGCACATAGGCCGCATACACATCCACGTCGAGGAAGTATTCGTCACAAACGGAAAACGACTTGCTGCTGGCAAGCCCGCGGTTCAGGCATAGCACATGCAGCGGCAATGCCTCGCCCGCTGGCGAAACCAGCCGCCCATGCCAGGCAAACTCCCTCGCGTACCGCTCGCTCATCGCATCCTCGTAGCGGATCACGTCCCGCCCGTGCTCGATCAGTTCCCGCACCAGCGCATCACTGGAGAACAGTTCCGACCATGCGCAGGTGTCGTTCGGATCCCAGTCGCCGCGCGCCCGCATCCCGTACTGGAAATTCATCGCGGCCGGATTGCGGTGGTCCCAAACGTCATATCGCCCCAGCAGATGCACGGCCCAGGGCATGGAACCGGTCCGGGAGAACGCTCCCCAGGTCAACTCACAAGCCGCGAGACCGACCGTCTGCGTCCCCTCGATCACCGTGCCCGTCGCCGCCACCGCGTCAATCGCCGTCCGGTGGTGGTCGATCCATAGCAGGTCGGCACGCTCATGCAGTTCCAGCATCCGGGCCACCGGCTCAAAGGAGAAATCCACCAGAAAGACCTCCTCGTCCTTCGCGATCCCGAGTTCATCGAATGTCACCTTGTCCTGGTAATCCAGCCCGATCAGTTCGCACTGCGGCTCATGCAGCTTCACGATCGCCGCCGAACACTTCCCGTCAAAATCTCCCCGATGATACAAACACTTCATTTCCCGCCATCCTTTCGTTTTCCACCGTTAATCATCCAGTCCTGCCACGGCGTGAACGCCGGCCATCACACCGCCCGCCGCTCCACCCACACCCAACCGCTGCCAACCCCGCCAACCTTCGCCTCGATCCCGCGCGAGACCAGCCCGTCAACCTGCACCTGGCACCAGTCCGCGTTCGTCGGCGGGGCACCCTCCGCCGCCTTGCGCACCATCACCGTCTTGCGGCACCGGCACCCCGGCCGGTGGTCGCTGGCGTGATCGATCATCATCCCGCAGGCCACGCACTGCCTGAACTCCACCGACGGGCTCCCGTCCTCCGGCAACTTCGCCGTGATCCGCACCATCTGCATCTCGTCTCCTTTCCGCGTTACGACGCGATTCCCCGCACAATCTTGAGTTTCGCGAAGAACACCCGTGCCCGGTTCCTGATCGGGTTCTTGCCTTTCGGCTCCGCCAGGTCCGCCCGCAGCATGTCCATCGCCTCCCGGAATTTGGCTGTGCCGCGTTCCTCGCCCATTTCCGCCCGCATCTCCCGCAACGCCTTGGCGAAGCCGTTACGGTCCCAGTCCCCCGTCGCGCCGGTCAGAACGGCGCAGACATCCAGCGGGGATTTGGTGAAGATTTCCTCCCGAGTGACAGAGCAACAGGAAGTTGATTCCGTTCCCCTCTCCCCCCCGCTCGGAAATCTCGAAGAAGCATTCCGATGCTTCGATGATATATTCATATCTCTTTCGATATGACTATCGTGACTAGTCACAAATTCCGATTTGTGACTGGTCACTCCCTCGAAGGTCGAAATCGAAGGGGGGGAGAGGGGAACGGAATCCCCGCCATTACTGGCGTTTTCGCCAGACCCGACCACCTCCACGAAGAAGGTGACACCATCGACATCACGCAGGAAACCATCAGCGACGGAACGCTGAATAAAATCCTGCGCGAATTTTCGACCGCCATTAACCTTGACCTTCAGTACCTCGCAAATCTCATCGCGCGTCACATACAGCCCGCGCTTATCGGTCAGCACATCGAAGAAAATCTGCCGCGCCTTCGTCTCGCGGCTCTTGCGCTGGCGTTCGGCCACGTCCGAGGGCGGTGCGCCCTGTTCCTCCGCCCAGCGGGCCACCGCCACGATCCCGCCTCGCGTGATCGTGATCAGCCCACCGTCCCGCAACCGGTCCAGGCTGGCCGAGGCCCCCGCCGTGGACATGCCCGGCATGGCCCCGATCCACTTGGCAACCGCCGCCTTCTTCGCCCGTTTGGCACCGCCCAGGCCGATAACCCCGTCGGATGTGCCGTATTCCTGTCGCGTGCGGCCAGCCTGCAACCGCAGGTTGAAATAGACGCCGTGATCCTGCACCGCAAGCAGCCGGAACGCCTCATGCCCCGCGATCCAGTTATGATCCAGCATCTGGAAGCGGTAACCCCTGTACGTCGCATTATCAGCCACGGTCCCGCCCTCCCGGCATTTGCGCATGGTAGCGGCCTTTCAGCATCGGCATCTTGGCTACCCGCATATTCAGTTCCATCTGTTTAAGGAAAAAGGGCACGCCGGCGGTGGCGCACTGGTCCCGCAGCGACTCGAACCACTCGCGGCGGGCAAAACGCCGGTTCGTGCCGCTCTCGCAGCCGGCCACTACCCACCCGAGGCGGTCGAGCCAGGGCGAGAGGTCCAGCGGCCCCAGCAGCGGTTCGGCGGAAATCGCCCTCACATGCGCGGGCGCGTCTATAAGGAAAGGAATCCGCCCCTCCGCCGCCGCCTGGTTCTCCGCGCTCGTCATCAGGATCACATTCGGCAAGGGCCAGCGCGGCACGCTATCAAATAGCGAATCCGCCGCCAGCGAGAAGCGCGACCCCAGCCGATCGCGCGCCATCGCCCGGCACACCGGCGGCGTGAACTCCGCGAAGAAGCGCGCCAACCGCTCCGGCCGCTTCGTGCAGACAATAAAGGTATGGCGGGCGGCGGCGGACATTACCCCGAAGGCAGCGGCAATATCCGCATCCGCCACCCCCTCGAAGAACAGGTCATTCCAGACCGCCCAGACCAGCGGCTTGCGCGTCGTCAGCGGGTTCATCAGGTCGCGGGCCATGAAACGGCACTGCCCGTTGAACCGCCCGAAGTCATCCGTCAGGCCCTCATAGCGCGCGCGGATCAGATCATTTGCCTGGCGGCGGCGAACATGCGTCGCGCTCGCCGCCCAGCAGTTGGCGCAACCAGCGGACACATGGGCGCACCCCTCCACCAGCGACCACGCCCGGTCCCACCACATACCATCCGCCAACCGCTCCCCACTCGTCTCGCGCATAACAACCATCCTTTTAGATCAGCAGGGGCACTCGTGCCCCGAATCACCCATCACCGCCCACCCACTCCGCCTAGCGAGCAATCCGATTTATTATTGATCACTTAGACTAGTGTGCGTT